TATGATATGCTCTAAAATATGTTGTAGTTTTAGTTACATTATAATTTGAACCACCATCAGTTGATAAATTAAATTGAAATTTAAAATTATTTTCTGAGCCATGTATATTATTAAATGTAAACATATATTCCTTATAAGTATTATCAAGCACTACACCACTTGCACCATCAACAAAAGATAAAGTAGAAGAACCACTAGCTGTTAGCTTTTTAATAAATACCATAGAACCACCAAAGCCAGATGACATTGAACCAGCATCAAATATTGTTGAACCATTAGAAATTAAACCCATTATGCCACTCCATATAATTTTATTACTGCTGAACCTATATCTCCAGAGAAAAATTGGAATCTTACTCCAGTTAATGCTGATGTTGTATTTGCATACCCACCAACAAAATTATCTTGTGCTATATCTCTACTTTCTACACCCATACATCTACTTAAAAAATGTTTTACAAAAGTAGTAGAACTAGGATTAAAAATTGTTAATTCACCACTTGCAGATTCATCAGCACCATTACCCACTGCTGGTGCAAAACTTGCTAATCCAGTACTTTGTGCTAAATCTTGACTAGGTTGATACTCTAATGCATTTCCAGCTCCACTTTCAAAATTATAAGTGTTAAAAAATGTAGTTGTTTTTGTAACATTAAAATTTGAGCCATCTGTTGTAAAATTATAACCACACCTAACATTGTCTGATGATGGGTGTATATTAATAATTTTAAATACATAAGTAGAATATGTGCTATCAAAAACTACATCTGAAGTACCATGAATAAAATCTGCAGTATTAGTATTAGAAGATATTGTAATGGTTTTAATTAAAATCATTTTACCAGATGGTACTGCACTATCTAAAGTACCATTGTTTATTAAATTTGTTCCATTGGATACAACTGTCATATTAACTATCCTTTATTCCATATAGTTTTATTGTGCCAGAATCTATGTTGCCAGATGTCATTTGAAAACGAATAGCATTTACTGCTGAAACAGTATTCCCATACCCAGCTGCAAGACAATCTGATTGGTAATTACCATTATACATTCCATTTCCTCTTGAAATAAAATGTTTAACAAAAGTTGTGCTTGATGGATTAAATAATTCTAATGAACCATTTGCATTACTGTCATTATCATTACCAATAGCATCACTAATATGTTGAAATCCTGTTCCTTGTGCCAAGTCATCATCACTATCATAACTTAATCCACCAGAACCAGCTTCACTATGGTCGGCTTGAATAAAGGTGCTAGTTTTAGCTACATTATAATTACTTCCACTATCTGTACTCATGTTAAAACTAAACTGTGCATTAGATGTTGCTGGGTGGCAGTTAAACCAAACAAACTTATAAATAGGATAGGTGCTATCCAAGACTACACTTGATGCTCCATGTACGAATGATAATGTAGAACTAGAACTAGCAGTTAAAGTTTTAATATGAACCATTGAGCCTAGACTTGCTGAAAATGCACCAGCGTCTGCAATAGTAGTTCCGTTAGAAATTATTGCCATGTTTAAACTTCCTCTAATTTAAACTTATATTTCTTGCCTGATTTGTTATTAAGAATAAATAAATCTTCTGAACCCTCTTGAATAGTCCAATTTCCAGTTGTGCCATCAACAATATTACCTTCGGATTTACTTTCATTAGATAGATGTAAATCTCCAGTATAAATGTTAGCCCATTGTTTAGTTGCACTTCCTAAATTATAAGTATCATCTGCTGTTGGTAAGATGTGTTCTCCAACTGAGCTAAAATCAGCACTTGAAGCAGCTGCAAAACTTAAAGCACCACTACCATTTGTTTTTAAAATTTGATCTGCTGAACCATCAGCTGTTGGAAAAGTGTATGCACCATTAAAAGTTATAGCTCCAGCACTACTTCCTTTAATCCAAGCTACTGAACCATCTACTCCATCAGCAACTATTAATTGTTTATCTCCTGTTGCACTATCAGCATTAATACCTCCAATAATTACATTACCATCACCACTTGTGATGTTATCGCCAGCATTTTCTCCTATAGTAATATTATTATTTCCAGCTGCTATTAAAGCTCCACTATTAGCACCAAGTGTTGTATTTCTAGCACCACCTTGAACAGTTTGTCCAGATTGCCAACCAACTGATGTATTTTTACTTCCTGTATTAATAGAACTACCAGCATTTCTACCAACTACAGTATTATAACTTCCACTTGTTATAGCATCTCCAGCATTATAACCTATAACTGTAGAACTGTCTGCTGATGTTATTGCTTTTAATGTATTAATACCAACACCAGTATTAGAGTTAGCATCATTTAAAGTTCCTGTAGTTGCATGACCAACTAATAAACTGTTTGTAAAGTTTGTTCCTTCTTGTTTTCCAATTAAAGCCAAGTTAGTAGCTGCTTTACCATCTAATAAATTTAGTTCTGTTGCAGTTGAAGTTACAGCTACATTTTCATTTATTTTTGGTGAAGTTAAAGTTTTGTTTGTAAGTGTTTGTGCAGTAGTTTTATCAACAGTTGTTCCTGTATCAATTGCTATTGTTCCAGCAGATGTAATAGTACCACCAGATAAACCAGTACCAGCTACAATACTTGTTACTGTTCCTGAATTGCTTGGAGTTATAACTGTATAAGTAATACTTGTAGAACCTAATGATCCATCACTATCTGTTGTACATAAAAATATTTTATTATCATTTGCAGTACCTTGATTTACTACAACCATACCACCAGATAATTCTGCAATAGTATCATGTTCTGGATCTCTTGATGCTGCACCAGCTCCACTTCCAACTGCAATATATAAACCATTTTCTGTAGCTGTACTTTGATTTTTTAATAATACTCTATCTCCAGCAACTAAAGTTACACCATCTATTGCATCACCAGCTTCTAAAGCATTTGATATATTTACATTTGCTGTTGAAGCACACTCTGCAATAGTTCTAGTTCTTAAACCAGCAACTGCTTGGTCAACATAAGATTTTGTAGATGCGTCTGAGTTAGAAGATGGCTCACCTAATCCTGTAACTGATCCACCTGATATTGAAACATTGTTTGCTGCTTGTGTAGCAATACTACCTAATCCTAAAGAAGTTCTAACAGTAGCTCCACTTTCGGCTACCCAAGTTGATCCATTACCAACTATTAAATTTCCATCAGTTTTTGCTAAGTTACCAATAGCAGTTAAGTCTGCATCACTATCTTGTTTGGCATCTAGTTGAGTTTGGATTGCAGATGATACTCCATCAAGATAACCTACCTCAGTTGAAGTAACAGCACTAACAGATACATCTCCACTACCATCAGATACTAAAGCTCTAGCAGTTGTAAGATTTTCTAATTTAGATAAAGCAATTGCAGCAGAAGCATTTATATCTGCATTAACAATTGCACCATCTGCAATCTTAGCAGAAGTAATTGCTGAGTCAGGAATTTTAGCAGTTGTAATTTGATCGTCAGCTATGTGTGCTGTGTCAATTGACCCGTCAGTATAATGTTCGCTATCAATAGCGTTATCAGCAATTAAAGAAGCAACTATTTGATCAGCACCAATGTGTGCAGTATCTATACTACCATTTGTGTAATGTTCTGAATCTATTGCATCATCTGCAATTTTAGCTGAAGTAATTGCATCAGCATTAATTTTTGCAGTAGTGACTGCACTATCAGCTAAGTTTACAGCTTCAATAACACCAATTGGTATTGAGCTATTTGTTTCAGCTAAAACTCCAATAAATACACTTGTAATAGCTTCATCAGATAGGTTTCCTGAATCCCAAGATACTGTAACTGTTGTATTTGTAGAAAATGCTACTGCTGTAATTGATCCGTAAATAGTGCCTGGTGTACTTGCAACTACTTTAACTCTACGTCCAACATGATAAATAGCTGTTACATTAACTCCTGCTATTGTAAAACTTGTTCCTGAAACATAAGCTGGTGTATATGCACCTGCTCCATCTCCATATTCAATCCATTCAGCATTATTGTAATGCTGTCTAATATC